GCGCCTTTGGCTTTCAGCAGTTAGGTGATTTAGGAACATTACCGGAGTCGTATGTAACCGCTTCGTTTACTCCTAATTGTGCTATTGCAGCATACGGCAGAACTTGGGTGGCTGATATTGCTGCCGATAGACAAACAGTGTACTTTACTGATTTGTTAGATGCAACGAATTATAGAACTGGAACAGCAGGTCGTTTAGATATATCACAAGTAGTTGGTGACGGAGACCCAATCGTAGCATTAGCGTCACACAACGGGTTCTTAGTTATATTCTGCACAAGAAACATTGTTGTCTATGCAAATGCACAAGACCCATCGACAATGTATCTGTCGGATGTTATTACCGGTGTTGGTTGTATTGCTAGAGATTCTGTGCAGACAACTGGTACAGATGTTATCTTCCTGTCTGATACTGGTCTACGGTCACTTACACGGACAATTCAGGAGAAGTCTGCACCGTTTAGAGACTTGTCTAAGAATGTTCGTGATGATTTATTAGCCTATGTAAATGGCGAATCAGTAGAGAACATTAAAGCTATTTACAGTCCTACTGATGCGTTTTACTTGCTATCGTTACCTAATCAGTCAATTCTCTATTGTTTTGATACACGAGTAATGATGCAAGATGGTGCGGCTAGAACAACAACATGGTCTGGTTTAGTGCCTTATTCTTTTGGTTTAACCAAGGATAAAGAAGTATACATGGGACTTGCTGGTTATGTCGGTGAGTATATTGGGTATCAAGATAAAGATGTTGATTACTTGATGTCTTATTATACCAACTACTTTGATTATCAAACACCGACAACACTGAAGATATTTAAGAAGGCTGACTTCTACATCATCGGCGGAGCAGCGCAGACAGTTGCAATTAAGTGGGATTTTGATTACGAAGGCAACTACGAATCAGAAATCAGAACACTAGATGCTTCTACAATCTCAGAATACGGAATTGCTGAATTCAACATTGGTAAATATGCTGGCGGGGTAGTGATTAGTAAACTAGATGTCCCTACTTCCGGTACAGGACGAGTATTACAAATTGGATTAGAGTGTGATATTGATGGTAATGCAGTTTCAGTTCAGAAACTAGATGCCTATATTAAATTAGGAAGGGTGGCTTAATCGTGTCTAATTACACAAAAACAACTAACTTTACTGCTAAAGATTCGTTACCTACTGGTAATACGAATAAGATTATTAGAGGTTCAGAGTTTGATACTGAATTCAACAATATCTCTACAGCAGTAACAACTAAAGCTGACTTAGCAAGTCCTGCTTTGACGGGAACCGCAACAGCCGTTAATTTAACTGTTTCTGGAACCATGACTGCCTCTAGCGGTATTGCACTGACAGGTACACTAACAGGCGGTACTATCGATGGCGGTACATTCTAACATGGCACAGATTATTGACAAACAGATGTCTGCTACGGAGATTATCCGTAAAGACCTAGAGCGTGGTGGCTTTACCAAACAAGAAGATAAATTCTTTCAAGGTTTAGCTATCTTGATTCAACAGAATAAAGCAGTAGTTGTTAGACACAACAACACTGTGTTTGTCGGTGTGCGTAAAGAACCCGGCGTATTAGAAGTGCATATGTACACACTAGATACTCCTAATATGCTGCTAGGCGCAATGAAGGTCGGTATTGATGCTGTAAAGAAAGCCGGTATTAAGAAGCTAGTATCTGAAACAGATAACTATAAGTTAATAACAATGATGCAAAAGATGAACTTACCTGTAGAAGTAAAGAAGAAGGGTAAATCCTTTGCATGGTCACTGGAGTTTAAATAATGGGTGGCGGAGGCGGATTTGTATCGGCAATAACAGACCCAATCTCTGATGTACTAGGTACTTCAGGTGGTGATGGTGGTCTATTAGGCGCTGTAGAAGATGTTGGTGGTTTTATCGGTGATGCTGGTGAAATCATTGACAATGCAGTCATTCAACCAGTTATCGATGACCCTGTTAACACAGCCATCAAATTAGGGGCTTACTATGTTGGTGGTCCCGCAGGAGCAGCAGTGGCGAGTGCTGGTATTTCTGCAGCACAAGGAAACGACATAGAAGACATTGCTAGAGATGCTGCAGTGTCTTATGTAGCAGGTCAGGTTGGTGGTGAAGTCGGTGGTGCAGTCGCAGGAGAGACAGGCTCACAGTTAGCTGGTAATTTAGCACAAGGTGGCGCAAGTGGTACAACCAGTGCATTATTATCAGGCAGAGACCCAGTAACAGGTTTAATCTCAGGTGTTACTGGTGCGGGTATTAGTTCAGGTGTCAATGCAGCCGTAGATGCAGGAGCAGGATTATTTAATCAAACAAATACAGGAAGTACAGGTATGGACGAGCTATTTAATACTACTGGCGAAGACTTTAACATGGGCGGCATATTTAGCAGCACCGGTGAAGACTTCAACATGGGTGGCAACCCTAACATTATCCCCGGCGAACTAGGCGATATTTTCCAAGACGCTCAAGGTAACATTATCTTGTCTTCAGGAGCAGACATCCAAGCTGCACAGTCTCTTGGCTTTGACAGCACTACACTGACTAACTATGCTAAACAGTTTGGTACACAAGCGTTAAGAGCGTTGTTAGGTTCTAGAGGCGGCAGTGCTGGTGGCGCTGGTGGTAATACTGGTTTAGGTGGCTTACTTGGAGGCGGTGTTAACGCTTATTTGTCTAGTCAACAACGCCAAGCAATTCAGAATGCTTATAACCAACAAGCACAACAAGTAGCACAGGCTGCCGCTAGAGCGCAACAACAAGCTACATTTAAACCTATTGGCATTACTACTGCTTTTGGTCAGTCACAATTCCAAGTAGACCCAACTACAGGTCAGTTAATATCTGCTGGATATACCGAGACTCCTGAAGTCGCTGCACAGCGTCAGCGTTTGTTTAGTCTAGGCGCACAAGCGTTGCCCACAACTGCAGACACACAAGCAGTACAGGAACAGTATATTGCACAACAACAAGGATTATTAGCTCCAAGCCGTGAGCAACAATTAGCACAATTGCGTAATCGTCAATATCAGCGTGGCACTACTGGTCTTGCTACGGGTGGCACTGTTGCTGGTTATGCTCCCAACGCTGCTGGCTTGATGGCGACAAACCCTGAGATGGCTGCATACTATAATGCACTCGCTAGAGAAGACGCTGTTTTGCGTGCTAACGCACCTACTTATGCTCAGAATCTACTGAATCAACAAATTGCTACCGGCACAGGATTGTTTGGTCAAGCAGGTTCTTTAGAAGCAATGGCTCAGAAACCACTAGCATTGTCAACAGATTTAGCTAAAGCTCAAGCCGCTTCTGGTGCATACGCTGGTCAACTTGGATTGACAGGACAACGACAGGCTGCTCAACTAGCTGCTGAAGGTTCATTATTAGGTAATGCAGCAATGCAGGGCACTTACAATCAGTTAGGACAAGTAGCAACTGGCGTAGGTAATACTGTTGGCGGTATCTTTACCCAAATCCCAGCAATTCAGAATTGGTTAGCATAAGGAATAATCATGGCACAACAGTTTGATGGTATTGTAGGTGGTCTATTTGGAGCTTCTCCAGAAGCATTAAATATTGCTCGTGAGCAACAGATGCTCGACTTTGCAAGCAAGGTTGCAACTGCAGAAGGACAACAGCCCGGCTTAGGTTCTGTCTTAGGCGCTAATGTCATGGGTGCTAGAGGAATTAGAGAACTAGGCGGTGTCTTTGGTGTTCAAGACCCGTTAATGCAAAGAGTGTCTGAACAACAACAGCTATTAAGCGGTGTTGACTTTACAGACCTAGAATCCCTGACCAAAGGCGCACAGCAGGCAACTGCGTCTGGTCGTCCTGATATTGCAGATGCATTAGCAAAGAGAGCATTAGAGATTAGAACTAAAGTAGACGAAAGACAAGCAACTCGTGATACTCAATTGTTAATTGCTCGTGAGAAAATACAAGGTCAATTAGATGCAGCTATTCAGCGTGGTGCTGACCAAAAAGAAATAGCAAGAATCATTACGGAAGGTCGTCGAGATATTGCTGCATTGACTGCGTCTTTAAAAGGTCCTAAAGTACTTCCAGCAAGTTTACAAAAAGATGAAGGTAAAGATTTAGAAACTATTGATAGTTATATTGCACAGCGAAGTGCATTAGATTCTTCTATTCGAGCATTAACACCAAA